GCTGCGACGGTACGACTGCATCGGCGCCGATTGGGTCATCGCCAACGGCGAGGGCAAGGGCGAGCTGGTCGACGAGATCCCGTTCGCCTTCCTGACCCCGGAGCCGGAGCCTCACACGCTCGTCGGGCTCTCCATGTCCGACCTGACCATGGATCTCCAGCGGATCATGTCCTACGTGACCCGCGCCTCGCTGGACTCGCTCGCCAACGCGATCGACCCCGTCCAGGAGGTGGTGGCCTCAGAAGTGAACATGAAGGACGTTCTGTCCCGGAAGCTGTCCCGCATCATCCGGGTGAAGCGCCCGCAGATGATCCGGGAGATTCCGCACCGTTGGGTCGGTTCGGAAGCCCTGGAGATGCTGAACTACCTCAACTCGGTCAAGGAAGACCGCACAGGGCGCTCTAAGGCGTCTCAGGGGCTAGACCCCTCCGTCCTCCAGTCCACGACGAAGGCGGCCGTTCAGGCCAGCGTGACGGGCTCTCAGCAGCAGTTGGAGCTGATCGCCCGCATCTTCGCTGAGACTGGCGTGGCTGATCTGTACAAGGGAATCCTCCGCTTGCTTGTCCAGCACAAGGACGAGACCCGGCGCAGGATCGTCCGGCTACGGGGCGAGTACATCGCCGTCGACCCGGACAAGTGGGACGCGACGATGGACGTGCGCGTCAACGTGGCGCTCGGGACCGGCCTGGTCGAGGACAAGCTACAGATCCTCGGGCTGATCTTGGAGAAGCAGGAGTCCCTGATGGGCGCCGGCGCTCCGATCGTGACCTGGCGGGGCATCCGCACCACCCTTGCGAAGATCACGCAGCTGGCGGGATTCCCGACGGCCGACGAATTCTTCGAGATGTGGGGACCGCAACAGCAGCAGGAATTCGACGAGCAACAGGCGCAGAAGGGCGAGCAGCCCTCGCCGGAAGAGCAGCTGGTTCAGATCGAGATGCTGCGGGTCCAGGGGGACCAGGCGGCCAAGGCCAAGGAGCTGACGCTGAAAGAGCAGGAAATGCTCCTCAAGGACGACCGAGAGCGTGACAAGACCGCCCGCACCTTCGCGGTCGATTCAGAGCGCGTCAGGAACGAGGCCGCCGTGAAGACGAACGAGGCGGTGCTCAAGGCAGCGGCGGAGGCCGATCGGCTCCAGCAGGACGCCGGCGTCAGCGCCGTGAAGCTGATTCAAGAAGAACGGGCACGCGAGGAAGCCGCTGCGGCGGCAGCCAACCAGCCCCAGCAATAGAGAGGTCTGCCTGTGGACCAGCAACAGAGAGCTAGACACGCACGTCAACTGCTCGAAGACCCGATTCTGAACGAGGCCCTAGAGGTCTCGGCGGACGAATACGTCGACGAGTGGATGGCAGCTTCAACCGTGGATGAGCGTGAGGCGGCATGGCACAAACGCCACGCACTCGCGGACATTCTGCGGCACCTCGTGTTCCTCGCCTCGCAGGAGGAAGAGAGCAACGAGGACGATGAGGAAGAGTCGATACCCGATCTCCAGTGAACGCTGGCCCGGCCGACTCCCACACGGAGGCTAGAACGTGGCTGACAACGAACCAGGAACAGACGACGCACCGCTCGAACGGCACCTCTTTGCTGCCGGCGGTGATGTGAACGACGCAGAGGCCAAGCTGTTAGGGTTGCTCTCGGATGAAGACGTAGCAGGCGAGACAATGATCGCCGCTGGTCCCGAGAAAGGCGACCCGCCCGCCAAGGACGACGCTCCAGGTCCAGGCGAAGGCGAGCAGGAGGAAGAGGAAGCCCTCGAAGTAGAGGACGACCCCCCGCTCGGAGATGAAGAGCCCGAGAAGGACGACGGCCCGGCGGCCGACGAGGAAGAGGAAGAGTACGAGTACGAATACGTCGACGCCGATGGGAACGTAATCGAGGACCCCGCCTCTGAAGAAGAGGCCGAGACGTACACCGTTCTGGTGGACGGCAAGGAGCACGAGGTATCCCTCGAAGACCTGACCCAAAGCTACTCCTTCCGCGCTCACAACACGCAGAAGTCGCAAGAACTCGCCAAGTCCCGAAGTGAGATGGACGCAGAGGCTGCGACGTTACGCGAGAGCCGAGATGTTTACGGGCAGCGCCTCAAGCAAGTGGAGCAGGCGCTATCGTCGAGCATGCCGCAGGAGCCGGATTGGGACACCCTCGAAGTTGAGGATCCGACCCGCTTCGCTACCGAGTCCGCCAAGTGGGCGAGGCACCAGCGAAAGCTGGACGCACTCGCCGCCGAGCAGAAGAGAGTCAGCGATGAGTCGATCGCTGACCATACTCAGCAGCTCGAAGATTTCAAGGTGGACCAGGGCAAGCGCATGATGGTGGCGATCCCGGAGTGGGCCAAGGACAGCGAGGTCCAAGAGGCCGAGCTGACCAGGCTGCACGCCTACGCACAGAACTCGATGGGGTTCACCGAAGCTGAAGTGAACACGATCGTTGATCACCGCGCCGTAGTGGCGCTGCGTAAGGCGATGCTGTACGACGAACTCCTCGCACGAGGTCGGGCCGCCCGTAAGGGCAAGAAGCCGAAAGGCCAGCCGACCGGAGTGCTGAAGCCCGGAACCAGGCGCAGGCGAGTGAAGTCTGGCTCGAAGCGTAGAGTCGCGGCTCGACAGCGATTGTCTCAGACCGGCAGCGTCAAAGACGCTGAATCACTCTTGTACGACATGCTGGGCGACGACGCCTAGCGTGCAACTTCGCAGGGAGCTAGAGAACCATGGCCATAGTAGCCAACACCTTCCTCCGCTACGACGCGAAGGGACTGCGGGAATCACTCAGCGACATCATCTACGATGTGTCGCCGGAGGAGACCCCGTTCCTTTCCGCCGCAGGCAGAGGTTCGGCCAAGCAGACGCTGGAAGAGTGGCAGACGGATGTCCTCGCCAGCGCCACGGACAACGCGCAGCTCGAAGGAGACGACATCACGTCGTTCTCCGCCATCACCGCCTCGGTCCGTGTGGGGAACCACACGCAGATCAGTCGGAAGGTCTTCCTGATCTCGGATACCGAAGAGGTCGTGGACAAGGCTGGACGGCGCTCGGAGATGGCTTACCAGATCCCGAGACGGGGCCTGGAGCTGCGGCGCGACATCGAGCGGGCATGCTTCCTGAACACGATCGCCGTTGCTGGTAACAGCACGACCGCTCGTGTCAGCGCGGGCCTCGGCTCGCACGTCAAGTCGAATGACGTTTTCGCCGGCGACGGGTCCAGCCCGACGTGGACGAGCGGCATCCCGAATGACGCGCGTGGCGACGGAACCCAGCGTGCCTTCACGGAGGCTCTGCTCAAGAGCACCGTGTCCCTCATGTGGACCACCGGCGCGAACCTCCGTTCGCTGTTCGTGGGTCCCTTCAACAAGCAGGCCGTGTCCAACTTCTCGGGCGTGGTCACGCGGAACTTCGACATGAGCAACGTCGATCCTTCGCCGTCGGCCGTGATCGCTGCGATCGACGTGTACGTCTCCGACTTCGGCACCCTGAAGGTGATCCCTTCGAGGTTCCAGCGGGAGCGTGATGCGTGGTATCTGGACTTCGAGTTCCTGAACGTCCTGTACCTCCGCTCGTTCCGCACCGTCAAGCTGGCGAAGACGGGTGACGCTGAGAAGCGTATGCTCATCGCGGAGTGGACGCTGGAGGTCAAGAACGAGGCCGCTCTCGGTCTCACGGCGGACCTGAACACCAGCTGAAGCTAGGCGACGGCTAGAACCGGGTTAGGGGGCCTACACGGCCCCCGCACCCTTCACCTTCTCAGGAGACAGGAACATGCTTGCACCAGCAGACTTGGTGCGTGCTTCGGCGCAGCTTCAGTTCGACGCTTCGCCTGTTGCTACCGATGCCTTCACGATCGGGGCCATCCTCTACACCTATATCGCCACGCCGGCTTCGGCGTACGATGTGGACATCGGGGGTGCCTCGGCCAACGACACGGGTTCGCTTGCGAACCTCGTGCTGGCGATCAACGCCACGGGCACCGGTGTCGCAGCCACGTACTTCGACACGGGAACCTTGCAGAACCCGAACATGAGCGCGGTGGTCACGACCGCTGCGACTCTGATCACTCTCTCCGCGAGAGTGCCGGGGACTGCCGGCAACGGGATCTACCTGTTGTCATCGGAGACCGACATCGACTTCGAGCAAGTCGGTGACACAGCTACCCTCTTCTCCACGTTGGGGACGGGCGTGCTGGAGAATCACCTCCAGGCACTGCTCGACGAGGTCCAGCTCAACAGTGAGGCGATCTCTCTGGTCGCCCACCTCACGTCGAGGTCTTCGGACTAAGACTAGCCTGACGAGGAACCATGCTCATCTCTCACAAGTTGGGCATGGTCTACCTCGCCAGCCCTAAGACCGCGAGCAAGGCAACGCGGCAGCTCTTGGAGCAGGACTTTGGCTTCGAGAGGAAGGACGGGCACCACGCCCCGTTGATCGAGCACCCTGGCCCCGACTGGACGGTCTTCACGGCCGTACGGAACCATTGGGACGCTTGGGTGAGCTGGTTCTACTTCTCCGGCGCACGGGGGCTCCCGTTCGGCGTGGCATGGATCGAGAGGTTCATGGAGCGCCACTGGAAGTATTTCCCGGTCCAAGGAGAAATGTGGGGCCTTCACACGCAGATCGCGGACCGGATCATGCGGTTCGAGACCATAGAAAACGACTTGGGGTCGGTGCTTCGGCAGCCGGTCGTGCTCCCCAAAGTGAACCTCGGGGCGGCCCGGACGGCCACCAAGAAGCAGCACTACTCAAGCCACTACGACGAGGCGACCCGGGACTACGTGGCCGCCCGCTGGAAAAACGAAATCAAGCGGTACGGCTACTCGTACTCGCACGGAGGTTAAGATGGCAGTCCCACAGAGGATCCGTACCGATGTTCCGAACCACCCGGTTTCGGGATCGCGGGTGTACGCACTCACCAACTGGACCGCAGACCTCGACATCGACTGCAACTCGGCGTCGAATGACGAGCTGTCGGACTTGCTCGGCACCGTGATCAAGGATCTGATCGCGGCCGGCATCCTGACCGGCACCGTCGCGGCGGCGTAGTGAAGCCGATCTGGAAGGGTCTGCTGATCGTCGGAGCAGTGGTCGCCCTCGTTATGGGGGTGGACCGCTGTTACGGCGGACGTGCAGACGCCTGGGAGGCCCGCGTCAAGGTGGCGATGGCCGAGAGCCGACAACTACGGTCCCGGGTAGTGGACTTGCAGGCCGAAGCGGAAGAGCTGCGCTCACAGGCCGTAGCCAGCGCGGAGGAAGCCGCTGCTCGGGAACCTGTCATCGTCGAACGCATCCGCAACTTGCCCCCGGCGGTCACGCCAGGCGAGGAGCAGCGGGACGAGGTGATAGTGGAAGTCGTGGAGCAAAGTAACCGCTGGAAAATATCGTACCAGACGGAAAGCGCCGCCCACGACCTAACCCGTGAAGCACTGAAGATCGCCCTAACGAGGGGCGACAGCCTCTATAGCCTGTTGGTGGTACGGCCGACCAAGAAGCCGTGGTACATCCCACAGCTGGGTATTGGCCCGTTCGCCGGCGTCTGCTCCGGGGGCAACCCCTGTGTCGGACCCGTCGCCATCAACCTCTCTTGGAAGATAAGCCTGTGAGCAGAGCGAGGAAGCTGAACGAGACGCCTGAACAGGCGATCAAGCGGATTCACCTCCAGCACGGTGATGGGGATGTGACTATCCACACCAAGCAGGACGTGACCGACATCATCCGCAACAACAAGATGAACTTCAACGAGCGGGGCGGGCGCTGGGACCAGTTCCAGAACCACGTCGCGCGGGTCCCCACGGCGATCTACTACAGCCTGGTCAAGCGGGGGATCATCAACGAGCGGAAAGACCCGGACGGGGTCGCGTTTACGGCGTGGCTCAACGACCCGGACAACAGCGCCTGGCGAACGAGGCCCGGCAGAATTTAGCCTGTGGAGAGTCCTGTGAACCGACAGCAGCGTAGGCGCCAAGAGCGCGAGCTGAAGAAGATGGAGAAGCAAGTCGACGGCGAGCTGGAGACCCGGCCCGGCGTCAACGTCATGGTCCTCGTGCCGTGTCAGTCGGAGGTGAAGGCCGCCTTCGCGTACGACCTGGCGCAGATGATGTCCTTCACGGCGAGCCACTTCGTGAAGCCCGGCATCATCGACACCCTCGGCGTAGGGTTCCAGATCGGGACGTACGTCCACACGGCTCGGCAGGCGCTGGTCATGGGCGCGATGCAGAAGCCGACCGACTACTTCCTGTTCATCGACTCGGACATGAGGTTTCCGCCCGACGCCCTGGTGAAGTTGCTGACTCACCAGGAGGCGATGGTGGGCGTGAACTATCCTTCACGGGCGCCTCCGATCCGGTGGCTCGGTGTCAAGACCGTAGCCGACAAGGAAGCGGAAGTGGGCGGCAAGGGCGTGCTCCTAGAGACGCAGCCCGAGTCGACCGGCCTGGAAGAGGTGGATGCCATGGGGTTCGGCTTCGTGCTCATCCGCCGGGACGTGTTCGAGGCGCTACCGGATCCCCGGGAGAACGGTCCCTGGTGGTGGTACGAGTGGATGCCGAAGCGCAAGGCGCAGATCGGTGAGGACGTGTACTTCTGCCGGCTAGTGGCGGAGCACGGAGTCACGCTGTTCATCGACCACGACCTCTCGAAGAGGATCCAGCACATCGGCACTGAGGTATTCGGGCCGGACCACGTTTGGGCGGCCGACGCGATGCGGGCTGAAGCAAAGGCAAAGGCAGAGTTAGACGATGGCAGTGATCACGAACTACTCGACGCTGGTAGCGGAGATCGCGGACGTTCTGAACAGGACGGACCTGACGGCGACGATTCCGGGGTTCATCCAGAGGGGCGAAGCGAGGATCAAGAGGGACGACCGGGCGAAGCAGCTGGTGGACCTGACCCCGCTATCGGTCTCAGCGGAAGCGACTGACCTTCCGTCCGACATCGACTCGCTGTACTCGGTGGCGCACGATGGCCCGAACGTCTTCGGCCCCCTCGTGCTCACCGACCTCGGCGGGCTCACCAAGTACAAGGCCCTGCTGTCCGGGGACGCTACCGGTGTGCCCGCAGCTTGCGCCATCCGCCAGGACGGAGCCGGCAACACCACGCTGATCGTCGCCCCGGAGCCGAACGCCACGTTCGCGCTCCAGGCGCAGTATTGGGCGAAGCTGACTCCGGTCTCCTCGACCGTTCCCACCAGTCGGTTCCTCACGGAGAATCCCGACATCTACCTGTACGCGGCGCTCCTGGAGAGTGCTCCATACCTGAAGGACGACAACCGGATCCCCGTGTGGAAGGGTGAGCTGGAAGAGCGCCTTGAGAAGATGGGCCTGGCCACACAGCGGCTCATCTTCGGCGGCGAGATGGTCGACGAGCCCCGGTTGGTGTTCTAATGACCGTACAGGATCCGACCACCAACTACGGCTGGGACCTTCCCACGGACGGCGGCTCTGACGACACCTGGGGCACTGAGCTGAACGAGGCGATCGGTGAGGCCCTTGGCGCAGCCATCGAGTCCGTCGACACCGTGATCAGCCAGCTGGCCGACGCCATCGCGTTGGCGATCACGAACAAGGAAGAGCTGGAGCAGCGGGTCGAGCAGCTAGAATCGGTGTCACCACGCCCGGCGTACGGGCGCGTCCATCTCGTCTCCACGGTGCAGCTGGCCAAGGCGTCCGCTGAAGACATCGTGTGGGACACGGAGGACTTCGACCTGGGCGGCGTGGTGGACCTGTCGACTCAGCCGACGCGGCTCACGGTTCCGTCGGACCTGGACGGCCTCTTCACCATCCGGGGCCAGGTCACGCTGCCGTACACGACCGCCAGCGGGGACGACGGTGTTAGCCTCCTCCTGCGGATCGTGAAGAACGGCAGCACAGAGATCGCGGTCGCCCGCAAGCACTACATGAACGACGACGTTCACGAGGACCGGAGCGGGGACATCACCATCTCGATCGAGGCGTTGGACGACGCCGTCGAGACGGACTACTACGAGCTGGAGATCACGTACGACTACAACGACACCGGGGTTGCCACTAAGCAGATCAGCCAGGGCGTCATGCGGTCGTTCTTCGAGATGTACCGGCACTGGTCTCCGATCGTGACTATCCCGCCGACGGTGGGCAACGCCACGATCACGAACCTGACCTCGCGGACCACGCACAGCGTGGCAATCGGGGCGCACGTCACGGGCGACCTCATCGTCATCTGCTTCAACTCCCGGGCGAACGTGACTATCACGCCCCCCGGTGGTTGGAGTGTGATTCTCGACGCCGGCGCGACCAGTACGGTGACGGACGGAGTGGTGGTGACGAAGGTCGCTACCGGCTCCGCCGAGACGGCCAGCTTCATTACGAGTCTCGGTAGGACCAGTGCGTCCGTGGCCTACGTGATTCCGAAGGCATCGCACAACGTGCCCGGCGAGGCGGTCGAAGCGGTGGTGCAGGACCAGGACGGTGGTGCGCCGTTCGGGTTCCAGATCAACCCGCTGGTAATTACCCCCTCGTGGGGGCCGAAGGATACGCTGTTCCTCGCTGTCGGGGCACCGGGTTCCGACTACGTGTTCGTGGCCTACCCCGTCACCCCCAACGCCTACTCGGGCGATGGCGGGTTCGAGGGCGCCTCGAATGTACAGTCGATCCGTGCAGCCTCCAGGGCGGCGAACGTCACGTCTGAGGACCCGGACGGATTCGAGCACACTACGAACGCGAGCGGACTCGTCTGGACGATTGCTGTCCCAGGCGCCGAACTCACTTAGGGAGAGATCATGGCTGTACAAGATCCCACTGCAAATTACGGTTGGCTCCTGCCCGACGTGGGTGGTGACATCGGCTCGTGGGGCGGCCTCCTCAACGCCGTCTTCGGGGAAGATGACGCCGACATCCTGCTCGGCATAGACGGGGTCATCGGCCTGTTGCAGGCCCAGCTCACGACCCTGGAGGGGGAGATCGACGCGATCGAGACGCGCGTGACTACGCTGGAGGACAATCCCCCGACGGCGCTCGGCGCCCGCTCGGAGCTGTCTTCGAGTCAGTCCGTGCCCAAGAACTCCGCCACCAAGATGGGCTGGGGCACGAACGTCTTCGACGAGGGCAGCCTCTCCACTCCCGACATCACCCGCATGACCGTCCCAGCGGACGGCACCGGGCTGTGGCAGATCCGCGCCTCGATCAAGGGGCCGAAGACCGCCGGCTCGGCGGGCGGTGGGGACGACGGCCGGTTCATGCTCATCCAGATCAAGAAGAACGGCTCTGAGATCATCGGTGAGGCCCGGATCCCGTACTTCAATGACGGGATCGATCAGACCAACTCGGGCGACGTTTCGGTAGACGTGGCCGTGCTCGACGTGGCCACCGCCGACGGCGACTACTACGAGGCGTGGCTCACGCAGGGCTTCTCCAGTGGTGGGGGCACGTCGGCCCTGGTAGTCGAGGCCGGCAACGGATCCTACCTCGAAGCCATGCGGATCACGAAGGAGCTGGCGTGATATGGATAACGGACAAGCGTTCCGGGAGATCCAGAGATCGCTAGGCCGAGTCGAGGGGAAACTCGAAGCCGTTCACGAAGAGGTTCACCGACAGGGAGCGGCGAGTCTCGCAGTCGCAAGTAGGGTCGACATGCTCGAATCCAAGTACGACCGGATCAAGGGGGGATGGGCGGCGCTCGCAGCTCTGGCAGGAATCGTTGGTGCCATGCTGACGTTCGCCCTCAACTGGATGATCGAATAGTGCTCGGCCGGGTGGTACAGAGCCTTGCGAAAGCTCTGATGGTCTCCATGGTCGTGATCGGGGCGTTCGGGACGTTCATGCTCCTGCCAGCGCAGGAAGCCCCCGAGTTTCTGATACGAGCGAAGCACTTCGAGGAAGCCTACTTCAGCGAGTACCCGGAGAACCGGTTCGGCCGGAGTCCGCGAGGCGAGCTGCTTCTGAAGCGGTACTTCTTCCGGGACCTCCGCAAAGCGCAGATGGGGCCAGAGGGTCTACGGTTCTACCGCGAGGCGGAGGAGTGCCTGAAGCACGAGGGGATCGAGACGCGCGACTACGCTCCGTACCACCAGATCCAGTGGCATCTGTTCGCGGAAGGGTGGAGCTTCGTGGGGAGCCGCGCGAGTGAATTCAAGGGCGCCTGGTTCATCGATAGCATCGTCCTGAAGGACGACCTGGCGGGGCAGGATCTGGAGCAGACTATCCGGCACGAGCTGATCCACCTCATGGTCGGGCCAACGCAGCACCCGATGATGCCCGACGAGGTTGGGCACTGTCTACCGGCTCTCATGCTCGACGAGCGGGAGGTACAGGATGCAGGGTTTACGCGATCTAGCAGAGCATTTCCGTTCGGATTCTCAACTGTTCGAGGGGAACGAGTGGGGCCTCGCTCCAAGTTCCGTCATGAACAGCTGGGTGGCACAGGAGTCCCGCTGGGACCCCGACGCAGTCCGTGAAGAGCCCGGCTTCTACCGTCGCTACGTCGTCCCTAACCTGACGACTCGGCGCCAGAAGCGAGAGCAGTGGCAGCTGGCCACCAGCTGGGGACTGCTGCAAGTGATGGGGCAAGTCGCCAGAGAACGCGGCTTCACGGGCAAGTACATTCCGCAGCTGCTGGACCCGTCGCTCGGGCTCTACTACGGCTGCAAACATCTGATCTGGTCACAGGAGAGGGGGGACGGTAGCTGGTCACAGGCCCTGGCCGCCTACAACGGAGGGCTCGGTGGAAACAGAGTCACCGGGAAACTCCGCAGGCAGCCCTACGTCGACGAAGTCATCCACCGGGCGAGGATCCTTGAGCAACGATAGGTGGTCCTTCCTCAAGGAGGAGGGTGGGAAGGTCTCCATGGCCCGGGTGCAGCTCGCAGCCAGCCTGTCGGCGTT